AAAAAAAAAAAAAAAAGAAAAATTTATCATAAAATCAATAGTAAAAAAATAAGATGGAGATTAAAAGTTAAAAAATGACTATGGAAATAATTTATTATGCTATTTGTCCTAAAAGTTAAAAGTTAGAAATAATAACACTACTATTTATGAATAATGAACAATTAATATCTTTGTTTATTTTTATTTTTTCTTTAATAATTGCTTTTTATTTTGGGTATTATCTTCTTCATTTAATTTTTTATACTCTTTTTCTTACTGGAGTTTAAAATTCTACTTGACAAGAAAAATAAAATAATATACTCTAAAATTTAGAGCAGCTTGCGATGTGGAGTAAGCTGAAGGAAGTTTGGCAAGTCAAAGCCGAAATTTTAAACTTCTTTCAGAAACCCTTCAAAAGTTGCTCTGTTTAAAATATGGACACCCTAACAAGAATTCAACTTTCAATTATGATTTTTATAAAAAGGTGGTGCGATAAATTTCCTAATGATCCTGTTCCTCAACAAAAGATTTTAAAAAAAATGAAAGAATTAGGAATAAAAAGTTATTCTACTTTAAACGCCATTAATTCTTTAATTAACAAAGGTTATATTAGAAAAGCGGTTAAATCAGAAAAACACAGGACTTTTTATGTATTGTTGAGAAATGTTATAATAAATGATGAAATTGAGTTGGAAATATAAGTTTTTTTAAAAAAAATCTTCAAAAAATGATAACAAAACCTACAAAATTGACAAAAAAGTTTTTAAAAATAGCAGAAGAAGTAATAAATGAGAACATAAATGCTTTAATTTTTACTGATGAAGAGTTAATTGACTTAATAAATGAAAGATTACCTGAAAAAAAAAGAATATCAAAAATTACTTGGAAACGCTGGAAAAAGAGAAAATTAAAAGGCAGAAAATCATTATTAGATAGATTTGATACTTTATATAAAAAAGCATTTGAAAAACAAAAACAATCTTTATTTTTAAAACTTCAAACAGATGATAAAGCTTGGCAGAGGTGGGCTTGGATCATTGAAAGAAAGTTCCCGGAGTGGAATTTAAGACAGAAAGTTGACGCAAATGTTAAAGGAATTGTGGCAAAGATTGTTTCTTATGACCAAAGTTTAAATCAAAATCAGGAAACCGCCAAAATTAATCAAAATACAAAAATTGAACAAAAATAGTTATGGAAGAGATAACTATTCCTTATAATTTTGCTCCAAGAAAATATCAGTTAAATTTTCTTCGTGAAGTTGAAAGGGCGATGAATGGAAAAAGTAAAAAAAGGTTTTTTTATCTTGTTTGGCATCGACGCTCCGGTAAAGACAAAGTAGTGATTGCTGATGTTGTTCCAAGAAGACTTATTTTGAATAATTGTTTAGTTAAGTATATTTATCCTACTTTGGTTATGGGAAGAGACAATCTTTGGAATGGGATTGGTTCAGATGGCTTTAGATATATAAACCACATTCCACCACAATTAAGATTAGATGAACCAAATGAAACGAGAATGACCATAAAAACAAAAAATATTCAAGGTGGAGAAAGTATTTTTCAAGTGGCAGGAACAAACAACCCAGATAGTCTTCGTGGTGGAAATCCAGTCTTGGTTGTTTTTTCAGAATGGGCTGAACACGACCCATACGCTTGGGATGTAATTGAGCCGATTTTAAGAGAAAATAAAGGAATTGCGATTTTTAATACTACTCCAAAAGGAGACAATCACGCACGAAGTCTTTTTGAATTTGCTAAAAACAATGATTTATGGTTTGTTGAAACTTTAACTTATAAAGAAACTGGTATTTTTTCAGAAGATGAGTTTAAAAGAATAAAAGAAGATGTTATAAAAAGATTTGAGGCACAAGGGAGAGCGGAAGAAGAAGCGATAGCATACATTGAACAAGAATATCTTTGTTCTTTTAATTCACCGGTAGTTGGTTCATATTATGGTAGTTTAATAAGAAAAGCGGAAGAAGAAGGAAGAATAACAAAAATTGCGGTTGAAAGAAATTTTCCAGTCTACACGGCTTGGGATTTAGGAATTGATGACTCAACGACTATTTGGTTTTTTCAAGTGATTGGAAATGAATTTCATTTTATAGATTATTTTGAAGCAACCGGAGAAGGATTAGAATTTTATATTAGAGTTTTACAGCAAAAAGGCTATGTTTATGCTAAACACTTCGCACCACACGATATTCAGGTTAGAGAACTTGGGACTGGAAAATCAAGATGGGAAATTGCTAAAAGTTTTGGAATAACATTTGAGATAGCACCAAGACTTTCAGTTGAAGAAGGTATAAATGCGGTAAGGACAATTTTAAATAGATGTTGGTTTGATAAAGATAGATGTAGTCGTGGAATTATGGCTTTAAAAAATTACAGAAAAGATTGGGATGAAAAAAATAAAGTTTTTAGAAAAACACCTCTTCACGATTGGTCTTCGCACGGCGCTGATGCTTTTAGAACATTTGCGGTTGGTTTCAAAAAACAATTACAGCCCATTAAAATTACAAGTTATGGTGGTGTAAAACCATTTTATGAAGATTTGGGGATTTAATGTTGCGAATAAATATTTTTATTATTTAAACTTTTAAAATATGGCGCACCAAATTTTAACAACTGATCCAGAAATAGAAATATTACGATTAAATAAGGAATCTGCTTACAACTTCAAAAAAAGAAGACAAGAGGAATGGAAAGAGAATTATTTGCTCTACCGGGATAAAATCATCACAAACAGACTTACACAAAGACAGTCGGTCAATATCCCTTTAATGAAGTTGTTTATTCGAACACTTTTTAAAGATATTGACGATATGCCTCTTATCTACTTTGAAAACCTTGATAACGACAAGCAAGCTGAACTTTTCAAAAATGAGTATTGGGAATATACAGTTAGAAAAAACAAGCTTGATTTAAAAGATTTAGCCGATAAAAAACAAGTTCTTCTTTTTGGAAGAAGTTTCATTCAAATTCAAGTCGTTGATGGAGAAATAAAATTCACAGTTGTTGATCCTGAAGATATTTTAATTGACAGATACACTGATCCGATTGATATTCACTCGGCTCGTTATCTTATCCACACTAACATTTTCGTTCCTTTTTCGGTATTGGAAGCAAATCCTATGTATGATCAAAGAAAAATAGCTGAATTAAAAAGATGGTTTGCTTCGGAAAAAGGATTAATAAAATCACAGCAAAATGAGGAAATGAGAAGAGAAAAACAAAATAAAATGACTGAAATGGGAGTTCCTGATGTTTCAAATCCAATACTTGGCGAAACTTATGTTGAGTTATCCTTACACTTCTTCAAGCATAAGGAAAAATTAGAAGAGGAAGAAGAGTTTTGGCTTTATGTTGAGGCGGAAAATAGTAAAATCATTTTTAAAGACAAATTATCAAATGTCATAGGTGATACAGTTGATGACTATTGGAAAACACATCTTCCTTATTCTACTTGGACTGATGATATTGAAGTTCAGGACTTTTGGTCTGATGGAATTGCCGATATGATAAGAACTCCAAATAAAGTTGTAAATGCTTGGTTTTCTCAGTTAGTTGAGAATAGGACTTTAAGAAGCTTTGGAATGCATTATTATGATTCAACTAAATTTTCAGATAGTGGTTATAGTCCAGCTACATTTACTCCACAACCTTGGGGTTGGTATCCTATTCCCGGAAAACCAACAGAGGTTATTCAAAAAGTAGACATTCCAGATTTATCCGAAAGTCTTGATGAAATAATGTTTGTTATCAATATGATGGAAAAGGCGACAGGGGCAACAGCCACACAACAGGGGGTGGCAGTTCAAAAACAAATAACACTTGGTGAAGTTCAATTGGCTTTGGGTGAGGCGAAAGAAAGAATAAAAGGTTGGAGTAAATTTTATGTTCCAGCTTGGAAAGAAAGAGCTGAAATGTTTGATAAAATGATTGAAGCGGCTTCTGATAGGTTAAATCCAGTTAAAATTTATAAACAAGGAAGAAATACAAAAAATATTTTCTCAAGAGAAATATCACCAAAAGATTGGAAAACAAAAAGCGGTTATCAAGTTAAAATTTGGAGTTTAGATGAGAAAAATACAAGAGATACCGATGCTTTAACTAAATTAAATGCGGTTATGACCAACATTCCTGAAAATCCAAAGTTAAAAGAAATATATCAAAGAAAGCTTTTAGAGTTTGCTGGATTAAGCCCTGATGAAATAAATGATGTTTTGGAATATGAAAATCAAAAAAATTTACAAATTAATCAACTTGTCTCATCTGGAATGATGGGTGGATTACCAGTAGAAAATACTGAAACACCTCAACTTCCAGCTAACACATCTAATCTTCCAGCTGAACAAATCCCAACAGAAAATAACATTCCAATTAGGCAAGTTAATCCTAATCAAAACCTATGAATATAGACAAAATTCTTGAAAAATTTGGGTTGAAATATGAGGATTTAAATGCGGTTGAAAAAGAGACTTTAAATAATTGGCTTAATGCTTTAAGTCAAAATAATCTAACAATTGAAAAGATAAGAGAGTATATTAAAGCAATGAAAGAAAGCGTTGAGCGAGAATTGACAAAGACTGATCACAACACCAAACAAGATATTTTTTTGAAAGCAAGGTTAAGAAACTATATTCTTCTTGAAGATTTATTGTCTTCACCTGAAAGAGCTAAAAAAACTATTGAAACAATGTTAGAAGTTGCTAAAAATAGACCGTTATGAAAAGACTAAAACCAAAAGGAAAAAAGGGATTGACGATGGTTAAAAAATTGGGAAGAACTTTTAAAACTGGAATATTTGACCAAATAGCCAGAAAATCAGCAAGAAAGTATGGTTCAATGCTTATTGGAAAAAAAGTGGCTGGTAAAATATTTTGGAAAAAAGTTAAAAAAAGAAAAAAATAATATGCCATTTGTTTCACGAAAACAAATAATTTGGATGAAGAAAAATCGACCTGATATTTATATGAGATGGAAGAAAAAATACGGTTTAAAGATTAAAAAGCATAAAAAAAGAAAATGATTTGACAATAAATATTTTTTGTTTTTATAATTTAGTTATAAGTTAAAAATTTATTTTACTCTATGGAAAAAGAGGCTCTTGAAATTTTAAAAAAAATCACTTCAAAAGAAGTTCACGAATTAAACGCTTTTGAAGTAGCTTTTTTAAAAGCAAGACGAAGTTATCTTACAAGAGAAGAGAAAGAGAAATTTGCTGAAGTTTTAGAAAAGAAAGTTAAAAAAAATAAAGCGAATGAACCAGATAAAGAAAAAAAAGAAGAACAAAATAAAGAAGAAGAAAAAAATCAAAATAAAGAAAAATAAGGCTTTAATATATTAAAAATTTTCCTAAACCCTATTTTAGGACAGGAAATAAACCTATGGCACACCAAAAACCCTCTAAAGAGGAATTGAAAAAAAATCTTGATTCTTTTATTAGTCAATTAGATGCTCCAGAAAAAACTTCACAAAAGGATAATATTCAAGAAAACCAAAAAACTTCACCAGAAGCTAAAAATAAAGATACCGAAAAAAAACCGAAAGTTGAGGAAAAAGAAAAAGAGGAAAAAACAGGACAAAAAGAAGCTGAAGAAGAGAAAAAAGAAGAGATGAAAGAAATTGATTATAAAAAGAAATTTATTGAGTCTTCAAGAGAAGCTTTAATTCTTCATTCAAGAAATAAACAAATGAGAGAGGCGATTGAAAAAGCAATAAAACTTCCAGAGCCAAGCGATGAAGAAATGGCTAAAATTTATGAAGATTGGGATTTGATGACCGACACTGAACGAAAAATTGTTAAAGATAATTATTTAGCTAAAAAAAGACTTGATGCTTTATATGAAGTTATAACCGCAGGGCGTGATACTGAAGAGTGGATTGAAAAGGTGGAAAAGTTTGCTACCGATCCAAAAGTTTTAGCCGATTATCCAGAGCTTGAAGGAAAAACAGATGAATTTATAGCGTTTTCAGCTAAACCAACAAGAAGAGGACTTCCATTTGAAGATTTGGTGGCGGCTTTTCTTTATCATTCAAGTAAAGCTAATCCACCTAAAAAAGGAAAAATGTTTGAAACTGGAACTTCGGGTTCAAATGAAAGATATCAATCATTATCTGGAAAAATATCTCTTGATGAGGCAAGAGAACTTATGAAAAAAGATTATAAGAAATATAAAGAATTATTGCTTGCTGGCAAAATTCAAACTGATATTGAGTAAAAATCCTCTTGACATATAATATATTGATTTGATACTTTATTAACAGAAGATAACACTTCTAACCTCTTTGTGAGACGAAGGAATAATAATCTTCATTTATTATAAATTTATTTTTTAAATACTATGGCAGCTCGTGGTTCAACAATAGCACAAGGATTTTCACAAAGGTTATTGCTTGAAATGTATGAACGAAGCGTCCTTGATGAGATAGTCAACCGAGACTATCAAGGTGAAATCAATGGCGTTGGCTCTGTATTAAACATTTTAAATTTTGATCGGTTATCTGAAAAAGTTTATACAGGTTCACCTCTTACCCCAGATGATTTAACTGAAAATAACACTAAGCTTGTCATTGATCAGAAAAAATCTTTTTATTGGAAAGAAAAAACGATTGATAACTGGATTTCTTATATTAAAAATCCACATTCAACCATTGTAAAGCAAAAAGCAGATGAGAGACTGAAGAATATGGATATGTATGCTTTTAGTTTTTATGGCGATGTTGCGGCTGGTAATAGGGTTGGGACTGATTATACTACTGGAACTGTTGCGATTGATAGCGCTGGTAATGTAACAGGAACAGGAACAAACTTTACATCAGCGATGGTTGGTAAAGGATTTAAAGCCGCAGGACACACTAAATGGTATAGAGTAAAAGCTTACAATTCCCCCACCTCAATTGTTATTGAGGATGATTTAGATGATGTCCCATCTCAATACACCGGGGGTGTTATTTCATCTGGTGCAAGTTATGTGATTGAGGCGGTTACTCCAGTAATGATTACGTCCTCTAATTTGCTTCAAAAAGTTGCGGCTTTGAAGCTTAAATTAGATAATGCTGAAAAAAATGGTCATTCAGCTGTTCCTGATACTGATAGATGGCTTTTAGTTCCGCCAGAATTTGAGACAGTTTTGGTTCAAGCAACAGGAGTGGCTTTGAATGTTCCCGCAGCTTATGAAGACCTTGTTAAAAAAGGGTATTTAACCCAGCTTTTAGGATTTAAGGTTTTTAAAACTTCAAGATTAAGTGGTGATAATACTAATGGATATCATTGTCTTGCTGGTCACCCAGCTTGGTTAACATTTGCTGAAAAGCTGCTTGAGGCTGATATAGAAGAAGAATTAATCGGTGATTTTGGAAGTGCTTATAAAGATTTGTTTGTTTACGGAGGTAAAGTTGCTGATGAAAGAAGAGCATTTGCGGCTGAAGGTTTCTTTACATTCTCTGTATAAAGTAAGCAGAGAGTGATAAGTTTTCCCCCCGTCTAAATGGCGGGGGGGATTTTTTTAAAACCTCTTGCGTATAAATAGATTTGTATTCTAATATTTATTTTATATGGCAGATAAAAAGATTACCGAACTAAATCAGATAACAACTATTGATCCAACAGATATATTTCCTGTAGTTGATAATCCATCAGGAAGTCCAGAAACAAAAAAATCAACTTTCCAACAATTGGCTGATTGGTTGGCTTCTTTAAGTCAAAACTTAACAAATAAAACTTTACAAGGAAACAATAATGTTTCAGTTGTTTCTCAAAAAGACAGCAATGGGACGGAAAGAAGTATCGCAAAAATAAATGCCTCTAATATTTTAGAAATTGGTGATAGTAATTTAGCAGGACAACAGTTTAATACCCCGCTTGTAAATAACACAGCAATTAAACAAAAAGACAGCACTGGGACGGCAAGAAATATATTAAATTTAAATTCCTCAAATGATTTAGAGATTGGTGGAGATGGTATAAACAAATTAATTTTTAAAACACCATTTGATGGCTGGATTGCCGCCAATGAAACTTGGACTTATGCCTCCTCAACTTCCTTTACTGTATCAGGAAATGTCACGGGGAAATATCAAAAAGGAGATAAAATAAAGTTAACTCAATCCTCAACAGTAAAATATTTTTATATTATCGGTGTTTCTTATTCTGCACCAAATACAACGATTACGATAACTGGTGGAAGTGATTATTCGCTTGCTAACGCCCCAATTACAGATAATTATTACTCAAAGGTAGAAAACCCGCAAGGGTTTCCAGATTATTTTAACTATAACTCAACTGTTTCAGGAACTGGTGGGTCAGAGGGAACTTATTCTGAAATCAACTATGCTTCACAATTTACGATTAAAGGAAGGACAGTATATTTAATGATATATAAAGACATAAATAATATTGGTTCTTGGTCAGGAACTTTAAGAGTGCTTCTTCCAGTCTCTCCTTCTTCTAATAATCAAATAGTTATTGGTTTAATAGCAAGAAAATCAAGTGGAAATTGGCACGATGCAAATACTTGGGGGGCGGCATATACAAGCAATAATTATTTGATTTTTAACAAAAATTATGGTTTATCAGATGTTGGTTTTGCGGATATTGTGAATGGGACAAGAATTGCAATAAATGGATTTTATTATATTTAAATTTTATTTATGGACCAAAAACTAAAAGACTTTATAAACAAATGGATAAACAAAAACGGTGTTGGAAACACGCCACAAAACAAAGGGCAATGTGTTAGTTTGTGTGTTGAAAGACTGGATTAATTAAGTTTTATAAATAAAAAAATATGAATTATGAAGTTATACAGCAGAGGAACATTTCCATTAACAACAAATATTTATGCTTTAGATGATAGTGATTTATCTACTTTGTATAGTAATAACGAGATTTCAATTGTAGATAATGAAGATGATACCTATGTTGATTTAAGCGGTCAAGATTGTTATCTTGTCCATTTGTTTAAAATTTCAGTTGGAGTAAATAAAAAAATAACTATTAAATGGGTAGGAAAAACTTCATTGTCTCCAACTCTTTCACCTGTTTATTTTGAAATTTACAATCATTCAACTGGACTTTGGGAAACAGTTGATATAAGATATTTAGGCTCGGCTAATGTTAATTTTACTTTAAGTTATAAAATTGAGGCTTATATAGAAAATTACAAAAAAAACAACAATATCTCTGTTCGTGTTTTTCAAAGAAACGATCAATATAATACTGTTTATGTTAAATATTATTTAAAACAAGAAAACTCTTTTTTTTTGCTTCTTGAGGATAGTTCCTTTATTTTAACGGAAGAAAGCCATAATGTTAATATTCCAATCACTTATACTTTATCCACCGATTATTTTAATGTCTGTCTTCCTTATTTTGAAAAATATTATGATGTATTTAATTATTTACTTCTTGAAGATGGTGGCTATTTACTTCAAGAAAATTATTATAAAATTGGATTGGAGAATAAATTTAATAAATTTTTAAACAAATATGATAGAAAAAATTCTATTTATAGTTTAAAATATAGTCTAAAAAATATCTCATATAACAGTAAATACCAAAATAATAATCCTCCTACTTATTCTTTAAAATATTCAAAGAAAAACACCATTTATACTAATAAATATACAAATTGTTGCCAATAAATAGATTAATAGTTTATCATTTTTTTATGATATATCATATTAACAAATTTTCAGGCGGAATTTCAGATTATGAGGATAAAGGAATTCCGGGAGCTTTTAAGTTTGGAAAAAATTTAAATATAAGAAGGATTACTGACAGTCTCTATTGTCAACAGGCTTTAAGAGAGGAAGGAAGCGGAGTATTTACTGATTTGATAAGATGGTTTGTTAAATGTTCTGATGGAAATTTGTATGGTTTTGGAAGTAGTGGTAAAATTTACAAAAGAACAAACGGGGTTTGGTCAGTGGTTTACACTGATCCAGATGGAGAAATAAAAGGAGCAGAAGAATTGGTTCAAAGTAATGGGACTAAATATTTAGGTTGGTGTAATAATACAAAAATTAAAAGAAAACCAATACCTGGATTATCTAACTGGTCTGATGTTTCAACGCTTGCTTCTAACTTAACTTCGGCTAAATGGCACACAATGAAACAAATTGCTGGGGCTACAAAAATAGCAAATTATGATAAGTTGGCTATGGTTGGTTATGATGGAAGCTGGACAAATGAGGCTTTAGCTTTAATTCCGGGAAATATCGCAAAAACAATTATAGAAAGAAACGGTAGAACTATCATTGGGTGTTATAAAGTAAATGAAGAAGACAGGGGTATAAATTCTCAAATTGATGCTGAATTTCCTTTAATTCAGGTTGGCAACGATGGAGATATATATTTAGCTGATATGTCAAATACTATTCCGATAAAAAGGTTTCCCGGTGGTGGAAAAACTAATCCCGGTGGAGTTTGTAATTATTATGAACAACCGCAGATTTTTGAATGGGAAGAGACGGCTTTGTCTTGGATTGACAAACAGGAAGTTGGAAATTTAGCTTATTTTGGCGTTTATGGAGGGGCATTGGGATATAATGGAATTTATAGTATTGGAAGATTAAATAAAAATAGACCTTTTGTTTTAAATTTAGATTATAGTTTAGAGGCTGATGAAATTGGAGCGATTGTTAATTTTAATGGAACTTTAATAGCAAGCTATAAATCTGGTTTAACTTATGGAGTAAAATCAGTTGATCCATCAAACAAAGCAATTGGTGTATATGAAGGATTGGATTTAAAAATAAAGCCAAAAGGTATAAGTAATATTGTTCAGTGGAAATTTGCGGAGTTGACAATGTATCCTTTACCTTCTGGTTGTTCGGTTGAATTTTGGTTTAGAATTGATAAAAATGGTAATTTTGTTCAAGCAAAAACAATTGATGGGGCTAACTCATATAATAAAACTGGTGGTAAAAAAGCTCATTTTTCAATTCAAGAAGAAGGTGAGATATTTGAACCACGAGTGGTTTTAAATCCAAATGGTAATGTATCACCAGAAGTTTATGATATTAAAATTTATTTTGATTAAATCTTATGGCAGATGAAAAGGTTTTTTATCCGGAAGAAATTCAAGAACAACCTTTTCCTTTTTCTGGTCAAAATTTTAATTATTCATCAGGTAGTCAGTCATCGCAGATTTTAAAACCAGAAGAAATAAAAGATACTGGAATGCCACCAATAAGAGATATTATTACAAAGTCTTTAAATACTTCTTCTCAAAAGATAATGAAAGAATATCAATTTACGGACAGTGGAGCAATAAGAATAGGAAAATATCAAAATTCAGTAAGTGGTGAAATTCTTATTTCTCCAGACGGAATTATTGCTAAAAATTCAAGCGGAGTAAATACTTTTTCAATTGATGGAGATACAGGCAATGCTACTTTTTCAGGTCAGTTAACTTCAGCAAGTATAGTTACTGGAACTGTTGATGTTGGAAGCGGAGTTGGTGGGTCTTATGTTAGGTTAGATGGAGCAAATAATAGAATAATAATAAATGATGGTTCAAGAGATATAATTTTAATAGGTTATCAGCTTAACGGATTTTAATTATGCCAAATTATGGAATTAAAATATTAAAACCAAACGCGCCATCTCAATATGATGTTAAAAACGCTCCGCCACGATATTTAACAATTTTATCCAGTGTTGAAAGTCATAAAATTTTTATAAAAACAGGTGTTTATTGTAGTTCTGGTTATACTTATTATCATAATTTAGGCTATGTGCCAGCGGCAATGGCTTGGGTTGAAAGAGCGGATGGTTCTTTAGCCCCAGCAAGTTTTGGAGTAAACGAAAATTCTATTTATATTAGTTGTTATAATAGAAATATATATTTTGTTATATTTTATGAGGGTTAATTATGGGAAATTATGGTGTAAAAATAGCTAAAAGTGGTTATAGTGTTAATTCTCCATCTTTGGGTGATTATATTTACCATTCTTCTTATCCATTATTAAAAATAAAATTAATTGAAAAAAGTTCCTTTGTTTATTCTGATTCAAAAGGGACAACTAAAACTATATATCACGGATTGGGCTATACCCCATTGTTTGATGCTTATATGAAACCAACAAATTCTTCTACAAGGTATAGACAAATTCCTTATCGTAATTATTGTGGAGTAGGTATGTATGAAATTGTGAATGTTTATGTTAATAATAACAATTTATATATTTATGTATCGGGACTGTGTGGTTATGCCGAGGGAAATTCTATTCCATATTTTGTCATTATATATTATGACCCTTTTGATTAAAATGGGAAATTATGGAATAAAAATAGCAAAACCAACGGCTAATATAAATTCTAACAATCCAAAAGATTATATTTTTTGGAGCAAATATGAAAGTTTATCTTTATATGGAATTTTTTCAGGAAGTATAACTTTATACGCTTCTGACCCAGATAGAGAAACTTATGTTAATGTTTATCATAATTTAGGTTATTATCCAATAGTTAAAGTTTTAGTAAAAGATTGTAATAATTTATATTCTATTTTACCTTTGGATTATAGCGAATGTGTTGATTGTGGTAAATTTTATATTCAATCATTATTTTTTACTTATTATATTTATCCTAATTATGTAAGGCTCTATTTAAGTGCTTATTGTTATGAGCGTCAAGGACAAAATTTTAATATATTTTCTAATTTAACTTTTAATTATAAAATTTATGTTTTTACACAAAAATTAAAATGAGAATATTTTTTGATGAAAATAATAACATCGTAGGATATTCAGTAATATTTAGCAAAGAAAATAAAATAAAAAATAAAGCTAAAATATCAACTAAAAATAAAAATTTTAATTATTTAGATATTGATAATGATTTAGCCGAAAAGGTTTTAATTAAAGGAATAGACAAATTTGAAATTAAAAATAATAAGTTAGTAGAAAAAAAAGTAGTTGAAGAAAAAAAAATTGATTTTACGACAAAAAAAGTAATAGTAAATTTAGAAAATTTTATAATAAATTCTGATTTAAAGCGACATTTAAAAGAAAAAGATAATTATGAGTTTAAAAGAGTTTATAAAATAAAAAAAGAAGAAATAGTTTTTGATTATCTTTATCCTTCTGATAGGTTAATTTTAAGTGAAATGTGTGAGAATTGTTTAAAAGGTAAAGAAAATGTTAGAGTTTATTCTTTATATTATAAAAAAAACAACGATTTAGCCGCCTTATCTTATTTGTCTTATTTTAAAAATATGTTTGAAGTGAAAATTTTATATCATAATGAAAAATATGATAATGCTGGTTATATCATAATTTATTATTTAATAAAAGAATTAAAAGAAGAAGGTTTCAAATATTTAAATTTAGGTTCTTTAACTTTTTTAGAAAGTGGAATTAACCAATTTAAAAAAAAATGGGGTAAAGTTGTTTCTTATAATGATTTAAGAAAAATTCGATAAAAGTTTATAAGTATAAGGTTAAAATTGCCTCCAATCTTTTAGTAAAAAAATAACTTGCGAATAAATATCTTTATCTTCTAATATTTAAATTATTATGAATACTTTTTCTGAATTAATAAATGCAGTAAAAAGCGATTTATCAATACCCGCAACCAGTAGTCTTTTTGATGAAACTACTATTAAATCTGCTATAAATAGAGCATATATCAAATGCGGTGCTTTATATCCTTGGCCTCAACTTGAAGATGCTTTAACCACATCAACTATTGCTAATCAAGAGTATTACGATTATCCAAACAACTGGCAACCCGATTCAGCTTGGAAACTTGAGGTTGATGGTGAAGATTATGGCGATCCGCTGGTTTTTAAAGACTATCTTTACGAAAAAGCCAATGGTATACCATCAGGAGCAGATAGACTATGGTCAACACAATGGAAAAGGTTTTTTATTTATCCAACACCAACAACAAACGGAAATAATAACATAACAATTTGGGGATTAAAAACAGTAGATACTTTAGTTAATAATAATGATACTACTATTTTTTCTTATTCAATGCCAGATTGTAATGAGGCAATAGTTTTAGAAGCCGTTGCTATATTAAAGAAAAAAGGTGAAGATGAACAACCGGGTCAATTTAGAAGTTTAGAAGCAAAACAAATTTTAGCTTTTGCTTGGGATAAAATTCAGAAAAATCAAAATAAATATAAAAAAACAACAACTTTCTTTGAAGTTAATGATTTTTTTAAATAATTTATGGCAGGAATATATACACCAGAACAGCTTGGCATAAAACCGCCAAAAGGTGGGTTTAAGCAAGGTGGTTGGTATCAAGGAAGACAATATTGGAACGGAACTTTTTCCGATCCGGGAGTAATTCACCCACAAAGCAATCAGATAGGAGCAGGAAAAGAAGTTTCAAGAGAAGTTGTTCAACAGACTAATCCAGCTAACTGGGACTATCTTCAAAAATTAAAACAACAACCACAGCCAAAACCAATCGCCACATATAATCCACCACCATCTACTCCAACACCATCATCACCATCAATACCATCATCATCTGCTTTTAGTATTTTAGGACAACAGCAAACGCCAACTATTGATTTAAAAGGATTATACGATAAGTTGTATAAAGATTTAGGAATAGAACAATTAGAAAATGATTTAAAATCAAAAACGCAAGCTTATAATCAAGCAGTATCAAAAATTAATGACAATCCATTTTTATCCGAAGCAAACAGAGTTGGTAGAATTCAAAAATTAACAACTGATTTTCAAAATGCTATTGCTCCTATTAGAGATGAAATAGCCAAAAAGAAAGCTGACATAGAAACACAACTTAAGATTCAATTGAAACAATTTGATATTAATAGTCAACAGGCACGAGATGCAAGAGAACAATTAAATTTCTTACTCCAATCAGGAATGCTTGATGGAGCAACGGGTGAGGATATAGCTAATATTACAAGAATGACTGGTATTTCTTCTTCTATGATTGAATCGGCTATTAAATTAAACAAAGCAAAAAATCTTAAAACAGTTGTGAAAGAATTTGATGATGGAACTAATCAAGGTTTTTATGTTGTTAATGTTGACACTGGAGAGATTATCAGCAAACAAGTAGTTGCTAAAAGTAAAGGTTCTGGAACTGGAGGATTAACGACTACTCAACAAAGAAATATTACAGGAAACGCAAGAGAAATTATAAGAGTAATTGATGAACAATATAGAACAATTAACGGAAAATTACAAAAACTTGATAAAGAAGATTGGAGTGGCGATAAAAGATTATCGGCTCAAGAGTATTTATTAGCAGTAAACAGATTGATGGAAAAAACTGGTTTAGATAAAAATACAGCGGCAGCTTATATTACTCAAGCAATGAAAGATTTGGGTTATTCAAGTTGGAAACCAAAATAATATGGCAGTATGGACTTTAGACACAGCAGAAAAACAATCAGGAATAAAAATTTCATCACCAAAATCACCCTCTCCAGAAGGTAGCGTATGGGATTTAAATACGGCAGAAACATATTTAAATTATGAAGCATCAAAACCTAAACAATCATTAACAATATCTCAACCAAAACAAGTAGTAACTACTCCATCTTTTTTTGAAGGGTTTAATAAAATAAAAGAGAATGTTATTAAAATAAAAGATGTTATTTTTTCATTTGTCCCAAAACCAGTTAAAGAAGAATTAGGTAAAGTAAGACAAGGATTAACTCAAGGGGTAGAAAGTATTAGTATTTATGATTTATTTCCTATTTTACCTAAACCAGTATACTCACCAGAACCAGAAGGAGGTAAACAAGATATAAAAACATTACAAAAACAATATGAACAAAGTTTAATTGGAAAATTTGATGATAAATTTCAAACATCAAAAAATAGTTTTATTAAAGGTTTAACTGGTGGAATTATTAAACCAAAAGAAAAAGTTAATCCTGATTTAGCTGATAAAATTATTGCTGGTGTAAGTGAGGCGGTTGGAACAGCAATTACTATTCAAAATATAGGAAAAAAACTTTTTGGATTAGCAGAAGGATCTACTTTAATCACTAACTTTATTAAAAGTTATCCTCGTTTAGCTCGTTATACCTTACCACTTTTAAAAAATATTGGGGCGTTTTCAATTTATGGACAGTTAGATCCAGATTTAAAAGATAGGTTTAAAAAATTTGCTGAAGATGTAGTTGTTTCAGTTCCATTTACTGCTTTGGGATTTGTTGAAAAAACAAGATATTCAATCCCGGCTTCTTTTGGTTTGGGATTTGGATTGGCTAAATTAAGTGGTGCTTCAAATGAAGATGCTTTTGTTTCCGGTATGGTTTTGGGAATTTTAGATGGTTGGGGAAGAATGAAAGGAAGAGTGTCTGATTTTGTAAAAGGAAGACAAACTGATAAGATTTTAAGAGTTGAGGCTTTAAAAGTTTTAAATGAATATTCTGATATTAAAGTTAAATTAGGTGATCCGATTGAAAAAATAAATGAAGCTTATCGTTCAGCTTCCAAAAAAGTTCATCCAGATATTACTGGTTCAACAAAAGAACAAATAGCTTTAAATTCTGCTTATGAATTTTTGACTGGAAAATCAAAAAAATTTGACCCATCTATCTTTAAAAAAGAAAGATATACACCACAGGAAATAATAAATGAAGTTATTAAAAATGGTTATGATAAGACAGAAGAAGGAAAAAAACTTATAAAAGGGGCGTTGGAGGCGGAAAATAAAAATCAAGATATAATAGTTATTCAACCAAAAAAACCAACAACTACCGAAGAAAAACCGAAAATACCACCGGTTATTACAAAAGAAATACAAAGTAGACAAATAAAAAAATTAGCTGAAGATATTCCTGAATTAAACAAAGCTAAAGATTATGTATCGGCAAAAGATTTTGCTGATGCTTTATTTTCAGCTCAAGAAACTAATCAAATTGGTAAATTATCGCCAGATAAAATAATTGCTCGTGATTCAGTTGATGAAAAAGGAGTGGCTGATTATATCAAAATGATAAAGGAAGGTAAAAAAGTAGAACCGATTGAAATACAAAAAGAGGGTGATAAGTTTATAACAGTTGATGGCTCTCATAGACTTGAGGCTTTTAGAAGCTTAAATAAAGAAGTTCCAGTTATATATCGCGGTAAAGATAAAATTGATGGGTTATACACATTTGAAGAGATATTTAATACATTAAAAACTTCTTCCCCATCTTCTTTAGAAGTTAAACCAGCAATTACTCCTGAACAACCTTTGAAAAAACCTCCAGAACAACTTCCAAAAACAACTGGGGAAGAGGTTAAGAAATTTGATGTTAGTAGCGAATATAGTCTTGATAAAGTAGAAGAAGCGTTTTATCAAACACCATCAGATTTTGATGAAAGATGGAATAATGCTAATGAAAAGCTTAATAAATTTAAAGCACCATTACAGGAAAAAATAAAACAATTAGAAAATGAATTAAAGAAAATAAAAAGTGATAGAAGTAAAGAAGCAATTGACAAGAAAAAAGAAATAAATAAAGAAATTGAAAATCTTCAGCAAAAAATATCAGAAGCTGAACAAACACTTGAAGAGAAACAAACTGAATTTGCTATGAAACTTGGAAGAATGGCTTTACAAAAAGCAAAAGAAATGGGATTAGATTTAGGTGAAATTGGAGATGGGTATACTAATGTAAGCGAAAAATGGCAAGAATTTAGAGATGAATTTTTAGTAAGAATTACCGAGCGACCATATACTGATCGTTATTGGGATACTCCATTAAATAAGATTTTAGAAGATGTAATAAAGCAGTATGGAGTTGAACCAAAAACACAAATAAAACCAGAAACAAAACCTGAAGTTAAACCATCAGAGGAAAAAATAAAAGTATTAGAAAAAACAAAACCAGAAATATCTCCAGAATTTCAATCATTAGTAGAAGAAGCAAAGAATTATAAAAGCGCGGAAGAATTTGTAAAAGAAAAATTGTTTGAAGCATATATAAGACAATTTGGAGTAGAGAGAAAACTAACAGAATCAGAAAGGAAGGGATTATATCCATCTTTTTTAAAAGATATTAAAAAATATGGATTGGAAGAAGTTGGCAGACAAATAAGAAGTTATGCGTCATATCATAAAAGAGATGTTCCAGATATTTTAACTCGTCCTTCCAAACTAATCGACATTTATAACTTTGCTAATAAAGAAATATCAGAAGTTAAACCACCAGAAAAACCAAAAGAACAAATAGCAGAACAAGTTAAAACAAAAATACCTCTCGAACTTGAACCTTTTATTAAAGAAGCAAGAAAATATAAAAGCGCAGAGGAGTTTATTGAGCAATTTAAAACAAGACCAGAAGAAATTACTAAATCAATTTATCAAGAACTTTCTGAGCGTCAAAAATATATAACAGAAGAAGCTTTTAGTAAAGCTGTAGAAAATCGAATGACACCAGAAGCAAGAAAATTAAAAGAAACAGTAATAAAACAATGGGCAAGAAGAGATGCTATGATAGAACTTCTTACTGAAATTTATAACGAAGCTAATAAAGAAATAAAAGTTGACAAAATAGAAAAAGATACTAAAATAGAATTATATGGCAAAGAACGAAATAATGTTTCTGGGCGAGAAACTGGACAAAAAGAACTTCCCAGTCCTATATCGGTGGGCGAAAAGCAATCCGGAAACATTGAAAGAACAAGTGATGAGGCTGGCAAGTCAGCCGGGAGGGAGTATAATAAACGCTCTTCAATCTCTGGAGAGCGACCTCCAACACGGATAACACCATTACAACAACAGCAAATAAATGCTAAAGTAGAAGCACTTCTTAAAGAAAAAGGAGATAATCCAGAAAATTATACTTCTGAAGATAAAAAACTTCTTGAACAATATACGGGAAGCGGTGGATTAGCAAAAGCAGGAGTTGAAGAAAGAGGGGTTTTGGATGAATATTATACTCCACAAGAAGTAGTTGATTTTATTTGGAAAAGAATAAAAAAGATTTTAAACATTGATGAGATACCAAAAGATTATTCTTTACTTGAGCCAGCGGTTGGAACTGGAAGATTTATAAAAGAAACTAAAGATGGCTTTGGTTTTGAGGCTTATGAGATAAATCCAATATCAGCAAAAATTACCAAAATCCTTTATCCAAAAGCTTATGTTCAAAATAAACCGTTTGAAAGTATATTTATTGATGAAAGAGGAAATAAGTTAGATATTAAAGGGAAAACATTTGATATTATTGTCGGAAATCCACCTTATGGCGACCATAGAGGATTTTATTTAGGCCTTGGTGAAGAACCAAAGATTAGAAAATATGAGGAATACTTTTTAAAAAGAGGAATAGATTTACTTGAAAAAAATGGAATATTGGCTTATGTTATGCCATCAAGCTTTTTGGACAATAGCGTAAATTATGCTAAAGAAAAAATAGGAGAAAACGCTACTTTAATTGAGGCTTTTAGACTTCCTCGTGGTATTTTTGGAACTACTGATATAGGAACGGATATTGTTATTTTTAAAAAAGGCGGGAAAACCGATCCTTTATTATTATCCGATGGAAATTACTTTACTCATTTTCCAAGCAATATTTTAGGTGAAGTTAAAAAAAGAGCAGGTAGATTTGGTGAAGATGTTGTTAAAGGAACTTTAGAAGATTTAAAAAAAAGATTTGAAAGTATATTAAGTGGCGAACCGATAAAAGAATTACCAAAGATAGATAGAACACCAGAAAAACCAGAAGAGCCATTAAAAGAAGGAAAAATTGACAATGTATCACGGGTAGAACAACCAAAAGAAATTATAAGAAAAGCAAAAAAAGATGTTATTATAGTAAGCACAAAAAAAGATAAAACCATATATTTAAATGAATTGTCAGATAAAGAAAAAGAATTATGGAAAAATGTTTTACCGGGTGGAGAACTTGATGTAAATTATGTTCTAAAAACTTTAGGAAAGGATATTACAAGCTTAAAAGAATTTAAATCAGATGAGATTGCAGTTGATCCATTGGTTGAATCTGATACCGGACTTGGTTTAGTAAATAAATTTTATCCAAATGTTTTGTATTATTCTGGAAATATTTATGAAAAACTTGATAGATTAGAAAAAAATAAAGATTTATTAAATAAAGATCAATATGAAAAACAAAAAAAAGGACTTTTAGAAGTATTGCCAAAACCGAAAAAAATAAATGAAATTAAATTAAAACCAAATGATGAATCGTTTGTTAAACAATTAAAAATAAAAATAAAAAAAGACGATGGAAATGAAGAATTAGTTAATATTATTACTGAATTTAAAAAATGGTTATCTGATTTACCAAGAGAAGCTTTTGAAAATTCTTCAGAATGGGAAGTTATAGAATATATAAACGGAAAAATAGTTAATACCGGTGATAAAATAAGAAATATTGAAATAAGAAGAAGAAGACGAGAGATTGGAGATAAATTGTTTAATCGTTTTTTAAATGAGTTGTCTGATGAGAATAAAAAAATTATAGAGGATAGTTATAATCGTTTGTTTAATGCGTATGTTAAACCTGATTATAAAAAAATACCGCTTCTTTCACAAGTTAACGCTACTTTTAAAGGGAAACCATTAAAGTTGAGAGAATTACAAAAAGAAGGTATATCTTTTTTAACAACAAAAGGAGTTGGACTTTTGGCTTATGAGGTAGGACTTGGAAAAACAATGACCGCTATTTTATCAATTAATGAAATGATGTATAGAGGTTGGGTAAAAAGACCGCTTATTATTGTTCCAAATTCAGTTTATTATCAATGGCTTAATGAAATTCAAGATTTAATACCAAATGTAAAAATAAATTCTTTAATGAATTTAGGCAAAAAGTTTAAAGGCAATTTATCCGATCTTAAAATTGAAGATGGGACAATCTCTTTAATGAGTTATGAAGGTATGTCAAGACTTGGTTTTAGAATGGAAACTTATAATAAACTAATGACTGGACTTCAAGATGTTTTAGAGCCGCCAAAAATAACATCAAGACAAAGAGCTAAACTTGAGGCAACAGCAGAAGAATATGGTGGAAAGGCTTTAAAAGGAACAACAGGAGAGATATTTTTTGAGGATTTAGGATTTGATGGAGTGGTTTTTGATGAGGTTCATAACTTTAAAAATATCTTCACAGGAGCAAAAGTTGAAAGAAGAGGTTCAAATGATTATAAAAATGTTAGAGGTTCAAGTTCATCAAGAGGAGTAAAATCATATTTTATTTCTCAATATATTTTAAACAATAATAACGGAAGAAATGTTTTTGGATTGTCAGCTACTCCATTCTCCAATCATCCGCTTGAAATTTATTCTATTTTATCTTTATTTGGTAAAAAGAAATTAGAACAAATGAAGCTTAAAAATGTTAATGATTTTATGTCAATGTTTATGGATTTAAAATCAAAGCTTGTTTTAAAAGCCAATCAAGAAGTAAGAGAAGAAGATGTTATTGAAAACTTTACCAATTTAGGACAATTACAAAAGTTAGTTACGGAATATATTAGTTTTGAAACAGGAGATAATGAATTAGAAAGACCAATAAAAGATAAACGAAAAGTTATTTTGTCTCCAACAAAAGAACAAGTAAAAATGATTTTAAAAGCACAACCACTTTTTAAAGATAAAGAAAAAGGTGGAACAATTGTTGCGATAACTGAATTACAAAATATTACTCTATCACCATATTTATCAAGATTTGCTAATGATAAGGATATACAACTTCCACCACTAACTTATGAAAATTTTGTTAATTTTTCACCAAAAATTAAATTTGCTTTAGATAGTGTTGCTCAAAATTACAAAGATAATAAAGAAGCTAATCAAATAATTTATATGCCTCGTGGAGTTGAATATTATCCTTTATTAAAAGAATATTTAGTTAAAAAATATAATATTAAACCGAGTGAAATAGAATTTGTTTCGGGTGGTATGGATATTGATGAAAAATATGAGATACAGAATAGATTTAACAAAGGACAAACAAGGATTTTAATTGGCTCTGAAGCGATTTTAGTTGGAATGAATTTACAAGAAAAAACAACTGATTTATTCCATTTACATTTGCCGTGGAATCCAACTGATATTCAACAGATAGAAGGAAGACTTTGGAGACAAGGTAATCAATGGGCAAAAGTAAGAATTCATTATCCATTAATTGAAAATTCAGTTGATAGTTTTATCTTTCAGAAATTAGAAACAAAAGAAAAAAGAATTAAGAATATTTGGAGTTATACCGGACAACAAGTTGAGGTTGGTGATTTGGATTTTGAAAATATGAAGATAGAGTTAATAACAGATCCCGTAATTAGAGTTCAGGCAGAAAAAGAATTTGCGATGTCAAAACTTCAAAAAGAATTAGCGGTTTTAAAATCAGAAAGAGCTTTTGCTGGAAGACAATTAGGCGTAGTTAATGAATTAAATAAAGATATAAAAGATTTTGAAAAATGGAAACAAGAAGCAATGGCAAATAAAAATGATAGTGATGTTATTTATTGGGGTAAAAGATTAACAGAGGCAAAAGCTGAATTAAATAAAGAGTTAGAAGATTTAAGAAAAAAAGGTATTAATGTAGATGAAATAGATAAAAAAATAAAAGATTTTGATGAAAAAATAAAAGTAAAGGAAGAGGAAATTAAACAAAAAGAACAGGAATTTAAACAAAAACTTGAAAACGCTAAAAAAGAAAGAATAAATTTAGTCGCAAAAGAAAATGATTATGACACTTTAGTTAAAAGGTTAGCTGAAGAAAACAAAACGTTTTTTGTTAAAAGAAGTTTGTTTACTACAGATACAAGAAAAGCCCCATCGGGATTTGCTGATGTTGGTGGTTATTCCAATATAAAAAGTCCAGAAAAAATTATTAATGATATAAAAGTGGTTGAGTTTCCAGAAATTCTTCGGATTGCTAAAAATTTATTAGGTAAAGAAGTTAAGTTGTCTTCAAGATTTAAGACTGCTTTAGGCGCTTTTTATCCAAAAACATTTGATATTAAATTAAGTTATGAAATATTTAAAAACCCGGAATTAACCGCTAAAGTTTTAGCCCACGAACTTGGTCATTTGGCTGACTTTCTACCTGACAAAACAATGGCAAGAGGAAATTTAGTTGGTAGAATTGCTACTCTTAAAAAACATTTAAAAAATCTTTATGGAGAATTAAACAATAGAGTAATAAGAGAAGAATTAAAAAAATTAACGCAAATTTGGAAACCATTTGATGAAAACGCCAACCCAAAGTATACAAAATATCGTTATTCATCATCAGAATTATATGCTGATGCTATATCGGTTTTATTTAACGATCCAGCTTTATTAAAAGAAAAAGCCCCAAGATTTTGGGAAGGATTTTTTGAATATTTAGATAGGAAACCTGAAGTGATGGAAAACTTTAATGAGATTTGGAATTTATTAAATGAAGGAGAAGATGCGGTATTTAAAAAAAGAGATGAGGAAATTAACCAAATGTTTAGCAAAGCAGAAGAAAAATTTAAAGCAAAATATGTTGATAGAGAGATGAGAAAGAAAAATTTAGTTTATCAAATAAAAATTTTATTTGACGATGTTAACAGACCAATTATTGAAAGAATAAATAAATTACAAAAAGAAGGAAAAATAATCCCACCAGAATTAAATCCAGAATATGCTTTAAAAGGACTTCTTTATTCGGATGCTGAAGTTAAAAACTTTATTGAAGATAATTTACAGCCAGCTTTTTCCAAAGCAAGAGAAGTAGAAGATGGTTGGAATAAATTGGGAAAAATATTATTTTATGAACGGGTTATTTATGAACGAGGCGAGCTTGCTAATCCTTTAGGTTATGATCCAAATACTGCTTCATTTAATTTAAAGAAAATGGAAGAACAAATGTCGGCTGAAGACTGGCAAAAACTTCAAGAAGCAAAAGAATTGTTTAGAAAAGGAGTTAAAAAAGTTGTTGATTTAGCCGAAAAAGAAGGATATTATACACCAGAAACATTAAAAGAAATGAAAATGAACCCGGCTTATGCTACTTTTCAAGTAATAGATTATTTAGATACATATATTAGTCCAAGAGTTTATCATCAAGTTGGAACTTTAAAAGAAATATCAAATCCAGCAACAGCAACAGTAATGAAACTTATCTCAACTTATAAAGCAATAAAAAGAAATAAAGTTAAAAAATTAAATATTAACTTTTTAAGAGAAAATTTTAGCAATGAGATTGAAAAAGCAAAAACAAGATGGAATGGAAAAAGTTTAGATATAATGATGCCAAAAGATGAAAATTTAGGATTGGTAATAACAATAGAAAACGGAAAACCGCAGGGTTGGTATGTGCCAAAAGATGTAGCCGAGACTTTAAACTGGACAAGTAATTCTACTTTAGAAATGCTTGGTAATGTCGCAAGAGCTATTTCTCAAAGCAATTTTTATAGACCAATATTCACAATATATAATCTTGGTTTTCAAACATTTAATTTTGTAAGAGACTTGAATCGTGCTTGGAAAAACTATCCTCATAAAACATTAGCCGAAGTGCCGTTGTCTCCTATTATTGATGCTTATAAATTAGGAAAAGGATATATAAAAGCAGTAAAGCCAGCCTTTAAAAAAGCTTTTGGTTTAAGAGATGAGTTAATAAGAGAAATGGAAAATGCTAATATTTTAGGTTTATCTTATAATGATGTTTTTTCGGGTGAAATACCAAACGATCAACAACAGATTGAAAGAATTTTAGAAGGATATGGATTATTTGCGAAAAAAAAGAAATTTAAGATATTGTCTCCAATAATTAATGTTTTAGAAACAGTGAGGAAAGTTGGCGATTTTATTGAAACTTTACCAAAAGTAGCCGCATATGTAAATTTAAAAGGCGAAATGCCACCTGAACAATTAGCAGAATTTATAAGAACATCAGTCGGTTCTCCAGCTTTTAGAGTAAAAGGAAGAGCAACACTAATAACTAATTCAATTTTTTTATTTTCAAATGCTATAAAAGAAGGCTTAAAGACAGATTTATATATAGCAACTGGTAAAAGAGGAAAAGCTAACGCTTCATCTTTTTGGTATAAAACATTTTTGGTTAATATATTACCAAAATTAATTATAATGGCAATGGCTTTAGGATATTTAGGCGATAGATTAAAAAAAATAATTAACGGAATATCAGAATATGATAAAACAAACTATAACATTATTCCAATTGGATTAGATGAAAATGGGAAATCTGTCTATGTTAGAATTCCTCAAGATGAGACTGGAAGATTTATTGGTGGATTATTTTGGAAGACGATGAATATTAATAAAGATTATGGAATAGTAAAAAGCATAATGGAAATTCTTTCATTTGGAGCTGGACAATTACCAAATCTTTCTCCATCATTTATTGGACTTGGTGCTTTAATATCTTATCTATCTGGCAATAATCCTTATGATTTTTATAGAGACAGACCAATTATTCCGGAAAAAGAATTTAAAGCAGGGTTTAGTCGTTCATTTCCTATTCTTTTAGATTGGTTGGTTAAAAATCAAGGACTTGCAATAGTATTGCCATCTTATAATCCTAAAAATCCAACCGCTTTGGAAAAATTTTTATCTTTACCAGTAATTTCAAATATTGCTGGAAGATGGATTAAAGTTTCAGATCAAGGATTAAGAGAAAAACTTTCAAAGAGTGAAAAATTAATAGAACAAAAAAAAGCAGAAAGGTATTTGGAAATTAGAGATAGGATTAATGATTATGTTAAAGAGTATCAAAAAAATCCAACGATTGAAAAAAGAAGAGAATTAGAAAGAAAGTTATTAAAAGAGTTTTTAGAAAAAGGCTCATCAAGTCAAGAAAAAACTAATCTTATTAAAAGATTTAGAGTAGCAATTGTTAAAGGAAAAGATAATCCATATTTAAATAGTTTAATTTATTCTCAAACAAATGATGAAAAAGTTGAAATATTAAAGTCGGCAAATAAAGAGTTATCAAATGAAGAATTTAAAAGTATTTTAGAAATAGCAAGAAAAAACAAAATAATTGGTAGTGAAGTTATTAAAAAGTTAAGAAGACAATTAAAATAAAAATCAGTAGACAAACAATAGATGATGTTATTATGATTATTTATATAATCTTGTGGTTTTTGGTGTTGATTATGCCAAATTCATTAAGTTTTTGGTTGAAATAAAAATTTATGAGAAGAGTAGAGACAAATTTACCAAACATAGAATTTACAACAGCAACCGGGAACTACGATGAAAGTAGATTGCCTATTGATACTATTGTTATTCATTCAACCGTTGGAACGGTTCAATCTGCTATAAACCGCTTTGGAACAAGAGGAACAAAAGTTTCTGCTCATTATATTATTGGAAACGATGGAAAACTTTATCAAGGATTGGAGGAGTATTATACCGCATACCATTGCGGAAACTATAATGTAAATCAAAGGTCTATTGGAATAGAACACGAGTGGTATAAGGGAATTACTCCATCAGATGCTTTATATAATACATCAGCTAAGCTAGTGGCTGATATTTGTAAGTTTTATAAAATCCCCTGCGATAGACAACATATTAAAAAACATTCTGAAATTGTTCCAACTGCCTGCCCGAATGAAATAGATGTAGAAAGAATTGTTAGACAAGCAAGACAAATTTTAGGATCAGGATCAAGTAGCGATTATTATCTTGGTATCGATTTAAACAATAAAGAAAGTGTAAAAGTATGCGTTGAAATGTGGCACAGGGTAGTTGTAAAAAAAGAGTTTATTGAAAAAAAAGAGGTTGAAAATAACTATGTTTTAAAATCAGAATATCAAAACTTACAAAATCAACTTTCCCAAAAAGATGAAACAATTAAAAATTTAAACCAACAGATTAAAGACTTAAACGCTA